ATGTGCTCCGCGCCTTCGGGCGGCTCGAATGACCCAATGCCGGTGGTGCTGATGCAGGACCACACCGGCAGCTCGAACAGTTCGGACGCAGCAAGCGCAGTCTCGATCCCCTCAGCGATTCCCAAGGTTCGGGAAACGGGCGTCAGGCGGATTGCGGCGCCAGCAAGAGGCATCCCCTGCATCAACTTCTTCGGGGCCGCTACGGGCGCTTTCTGGCAGTCCTGAATGTAGGTCCGGTGCATCGACACCGCGCGCCCGGTCGCATCGGTCACCGTCGCCAGCATCGCCGGGAACGTGCCCAGCACCGCGCCGCCGTCCCGGTACTGCATGCTGGGGTGCGTGCGGATGCTCTCCGGCAAGTCGTGCAGTCGCAGACCGCGCCCAGCCAGATAGGCATGAGCATCGTCCCCGCGCGCGATGGGCCTGGACTCCCGGAACGCCCGGCGCAGCGCATTCAACTTGTCCTCGTCGCTGCGATCGGACTTGGCCGGGGTCGGCTGAACCGTGCCGGCGACACGCTCAATCTCGCGCGCCACGTCGCGGAACGACAGGCCGGTGATGCCCATCGCCAACTGCACGCCGTCCCCAGCACCGCACCCGGAACAGAAGTACGTCCCGCGTCCGTCCTTGTCGTCGAATCGGAAGCGGTCCTTGCCTCCGCACATCGGGCAGGGGCCGTGCTTGCCAGAATGGGCGCGCTCATCCATGCCTAAGACCGTCAGAATCGACCTCCAGCGGCCCTGTGCAATCTGGCGAACATCCAGACGTTCAGACATGGCTGCGGCCCTCCTGCTGCTTTTCGCGGACCCTGCTGAATGCAATCTGCTGCGACTTCAGCCAGTTCAGCAGTTCAGCGGTCGGCGTCGCCGGTACGTCGCGCATGTTGCGCGGCCACACATCAAACATGGCCTTGTACTTGTGCGCCACCCAGCCGGGTGAATAGCCCTTGTTGCGTGCGACCTGGAGCAACTGGCTGTAGACGTGCTGCTTGCGGTCGGGCGCCGCTGGCTTCTTGGCCTTGCGGTCGAATCGCTCCAGCTCACCGTCGATGACCTCGATGTCGTTCTGGCGCTCGGGCTCGAAGCTGCATTTCGGACACTTGCGGATGCCGGCCGGCTTGACGAACTTGCAGCTCGGGCAGGGCTTGGGTTCGGGCTTCTCGCGCTGCTGTTTGCCGGCTTTGTTTGGGCTGCCGTCGCACAGTTCCAGCGGCAGGTCGTCGAATGGGTGGCCGATGCGCTCCACGCTGCCCGAATGGTCCAGCAGCAGGGCGTGAGTCTTGCACGGCGCAGGGCGCAGCACGCGGCCCACCATCTGCAAGAACCTCGTCAGAGACTTCGTGGGCCTCGCCAGAATCATGCAGGCGGTGTCCGGCACGTCGAAGCCTTCCGACAACAGCGCCACGTTCGACAGCACCGTGAACTCGCCACGCCCGAACCGCTCGAGAATGCCGGCGCGGGTGTCGTCGTCCATGTAGCAGTCCAGGTGCTCGGCCGTGACTCCGGTAGCCCTGAACTGCTCGACGATGTGCTTGCTGTGCGCGATCGACGACGCGAACACGATCGTCTTGACGCCGCCTGCGAGCTTGAGCCAATGCCGAATGATGTCGCCCACCAGCTCGGGCTTGTCGGCGGCCTCGTCGATGTCGGCCTGGCGGAAGTCCATCTCGCCCTCGGCCGTGCGCACGCTCTTCGCGCCGGTCATGTCCGGCTTGCTCGGGCAGTAGATTTCCAGGTCGGTCAGATAGCCGTCGTCGACCAGCCCCTGCACCGTTGCGCCGACGACAAGCTCCTCGAACAGCGGTTTGCCGCCGAACTCGGGATACGGCTTGCCCAGGCCACGGGCGAAAGGGGTGGCGCTCAGCCCGATGACGGGCACGCGGTTGTAGCGGAACAGCAGGGCCCGGTACTTCTCGCTGCCGGCGACGCCGTGCGCCTCGTCGATGATGAACAGCGCCACGTCCTCGAAGATGCAGCCACGGGCGTGCACGGTGTCGATCGAGGCGACGATGACGCGGTTGTGCAGGCCGGTGGTTTTGTCGCCCTGCAGGATGCCGACGTCCAGGCCGGCGGTGCGCAGGGCGGCGGCGAACTGGTGCACCAGTTGCTTCCGGTTCGCTAGGACGATAACGCGGCCGGCGGATTTGGCGAGCGTCAGTTGCGTGATCGCGGTCGCTACCCGTGTTTTCCCCCCGCCTGTCGGCAAATAGATCATCGGGCGGCGCACGTAGCGCAGGACATCGCGCACGGTGCTGACCACTGCTTCCTGGTACGGGCGCAGGCTTATGATGCCGGCCCCAGCCAGGGCGGAATGAAGCGGGGCACTCATGCTGCACCCCCTTCCTCGTCGGGGTCGGCGGTGAAGTCACCCCACCCCTCTATATCCCCTATAGAGGTGGTAGGTGAACAACCCCCCCCCTCCTTGGCTAGGGAATCTCCATTCGACTCCATTCCATTCCGGGGTCGAGGGCTCATCGAGCCTTCGCCGACTTCTCGACGATCATTCGGCGAATGCGAACCGACACATCGGTGATCCCTCGCTGATGCCTCGGCGATGTGTCGGCGAATTTCCGGGGTGATTTTGCCGACGGTGCCGTCTGGGGCCGGGTGCCGGTAGGTCGGGCGCTCGATCTTCTGATGCCGGTCCCACCCCGTGACTATCAGGTACCGCTCGCCGTGGGCCGAGTACCGCGCCACGAGTCCGGCGCGGCACAACTCTTCCACCCAGGCGGCAACGTGGTCGGCGGACACATCAAGGTCCTGCGGGAACACCTCGGCCTTGATCCGGCGGGAAGAATCGGAGTGGATGCCATTGTCGTCGCAGAAGTTCAGCAGGCCGATGAAGGTCAGGCGAGCACTCAGGCAGCAGTCGCCGATCTGCCCGGAACTCCAAAGTTCGGGCTTGATGGTTCGAATTCGGGCCATCACGCACCCCCTTTGCGCACGCGATAGCGCGCAGCGGCTTCTCGGGTTGCGTCGTCGTGAAGGTCGAGCGTGTATTCCGCGACCGTGCGGCCGTTCTCTGCGACTTCACGGCTGATGATCTCCCAGCCGTCATCCTTCAGGAAGCGGACGTAAGCGGCGAGTCGCCACGATCGGACGAATCCAGATTGCCGAATGGCGCCATCGACCAGCGCCAGCAGTGCGGATTCCTTGACGCTGTTCAGCTCGGGGAAGAGCGGGAGCGGCCGGGGCGGAAGCGTGTCTGGAAACAGATCTTGCGCGATAGAATGGCGGCGCGGTTCCAAGGCGCTCGCTTCTGCTTCGGTAGGGCGGGCGCTTCGCATTTAAGCCCCCTCGCCAGCGGTCAAGCGGTCGAGGTCTGCGGCGTCCCACAGAAGTCGGCCGTTCGGCAACTTCACAGGGCGCATGCCGAAGTAATGCCCTTGCAGGCACAGGGCGCGGCGCAGCGTTTGGGGGCGGATGCGCAGGAGGTCGGCGGCTTCGGCCGTGTCCAGCTTGCGGGGGCGGGTGATGACGTTGAATTGGGTGTTCATGGTGCCGTCTCGTGGTTGATGACGGCACGAACACTAATCACACATTTTCAACGCGTAGATACCGGTAGATACCGGGTCTGGTATCACCCGGTATCATGAACCGTTGAAAATCAATTATTTGCGGATTTGCACCACAAGGGCCGGGTTGTGCCTCAGCTCCGGGAAAATCGCAAGGTACAGACTCTTCGCTCCTGCCTGGCTCCGTGCCGAATTCGGCCACTGGCAGATGCCTTTGTAATGCTCCCGGAATGCCTTCATTTTCATCTCTCCGAACTTGTCGGGGTGCAGCTTCTCCATTGCCCACAGCAGGTCGAGAGCGGTTCCTGGCATGCTCCTACGGTCGACATGGGTGCCGTCCGGGCTCTCGTGCGCGCAGATGCGGTCCACTGCGTCCTGCACGAAGTCTCTCAGGCGCTTGGCGGCGGGCTTGGCTGGCGCGGGGCTGGCGGGCTCTCCCTCGTGCGCATCTTCGACTTCAAACAATGCTCGCATCATTGCCTTACGCCAGCGTTCGCGCTTCTGTGTAGCCTCGGCGGTCAGTTCCTCGAATTCCTTCTCGAGACGTGCGACAGACGCTTTTGCTCTGTCACGGCGAGCATTGGCTTCATCGGCAGGAATCCCAGGCTCGAACACCCTTTCGCGCTCATTGGCTTGGCCGTTTTCCTTGTCGAGTTGCTCACCAATCATATGGGCCTTTCTCTCCGCTTCATCATCAAGCGGCCCGACCACCGCCTGCGCACGGCCGGCTAACTCGTAGGCTTCGCGCAGTGCTTGGCGCGCCCATTCATCCCGCGACCCACCGACATTTTCGAGCGCGGCTTCGTCGAGGACACCGTACGGCCCGAGTGCGTCATGGATGAACGTTCCCACCCCGTAGAGCAGGAAAGCAGCCAAGTCCCGCGCAGTGAATTCCGCAGGTAGTAGCGGCCATGTCGCGGGGTCAGGGCCGTTCTCCAGGTCGATGGCGGGGTTCCATGCGAGTAACCGTCCCGCCTCGATGCCTCTGGCACCAGACGGAAATACGTCGGCGTAGGGTTCCGACATGAAAACGCCCGGAACCTCTGCGGTGTCGCGGAATTCCAGGAAGTTGAATCCGCCGGCACATTCATCTGCTAGCTTCATGATGACCCTTGCCTGTGCAGCCCCGTATTGTCTCGGCTGGGCGAGTGTAGTGGATTGCATGTCGTGCGCTCCATCGTGCGCACCATCGTGAAAGGTGCCGCGCCAGGGGGGCGATGGTTTCCCCCTTTTCGGATGGCCGTCCTAGGCGCGGCATGCTCGGTCAGGCCACCACGCGCAGCGCGGGGGCGGCCTCTTGCTCGGTCGGCAGTTCGATGCCGGCCTGATCCAGAATCCAGGCTTCAATTTTCGTGTGCCACTGGCGCAG